CCGACGGTTGGCTGTCGGGCAAGGATCGGTCCGCCACTTTCGCCGCCGCCAACGCCGTCGAAATCGACGCCACCGCCTACGCCACCCACGCCGCCCACGCCGCCACCCACGCCGCCACCGCCGCCCTCGACGCCGACGCCGCCCTCGTTGCCGTCAACGCCGCCTACGCCGCCTTCGCCGCCGCCTGCCCCGCCGACCCAGCCAAAGTAGATCTCGTAGCTCTGGCAGAGCAGGCTGTTTCGGAGGAAACGACATGAGACTCAAGAAACAGCTCGAAGTCGGTTACGACCGCAAGCGGCGACGCCTCGACCGTCTACGCCGGTGGTATTGCCGACGTTTCGACCATAACTACTCCGAGTCTGGGCTGACCTCCTGCGATCGCTATGGCCGCATCTCTTGGGTTGGGGGAGGCTGGTGACGACATGAACGACGCCGAACTCCGGGCACTGCTAAAGCGGCCTCACAAGGACGGCCAATTGACGCAACGAGCAGGCGAGTGGTTTGTCGAGGTTCGGCTGACTGACCTTGAGGAAGTCCTCTCGGTTGTCGAGCCGGCCGAGGTGCCTTCAGTGGAGCGGATCGCGGCGGCGCTGCATAGTCCCGCCGTCCTAGCTGCGACAGATGCCGAGACGACTGGCGAGTTCGCCGCCGCCCTCCGTGCCGAGCTGACTAGGGAGACGAATGTGAAGGGCCGATGGGTTGTTCATCATCCCACTTGCCGCCATCGTGGCTGGTCTTGGTTCGATCCCCTCAACTCCGGTCGTCCTCGGCTGTTCTGCGCCCATTGTGGCAAGTGGCTCGACCAGATCCGGTCGCGTGCCGCCCACGCCGATGCGGCCCGGCTTCTCATCCAACTGACTAGGGAGGTGAAGGATGGCGGAGCCCGATGAGTGGTATGAGCGCCTGAAGGGGGCCACGTTTGTGGAGCCGCCGATGTACTGCCGCACTTGTGGTGGACCCTTGGTGCGCGGGGAGCGGCAACGGGGCCGAACCTCAACCGGCTTCTACGTCTGGGTTCCGACGATTAGCTGCCCGAAGAACCGCGTTTGGTGGCGTCGTCTCTGGGACCTCGGTATCCCGTCGCACGATTACTATGAGGCGGACGTATTCGGGGACCAGGGATTCTGGCGTGAGCCAACCTACATATGAGGAGACGACATGAGCGATGCACAAACGGTCTATTGCACACCGGCCATGGTGCCGCGATCGGCAGAGGACATATACGAAGAGGCCGAGCAAAAGGTCGAGTGTATCTGCGGCCTGAGGGCGGTGGGCTATCACGGCGGCTGGGCTGTGCGCCACAGTGACTCCTGCCCTGTGGAACTTGCCTACCGCGAGATATTGATACGGGAGGCGCTGCGATGATGAGCGCTTCATCGAAGTTGCTAGCTCTCCTTGCGGCCATACGTTACGGCACTACTGTCAGGGCCGCATGGGAGGCCAACGCTCAGGTACTCGACGCCCTCCCCTCCATAGCGGCGCTCCTCGCAATTACCGAGGAATTGCACTTCGACACAAACGGCTATTGCAGCCATTGCGGCGGAGAGTGGCCGTGCTCTGAGGGTCGCGCCCTCGCCGCGCTGAACGAGAAGCTGCCATGATCGAGTATTCGCGGCGCCCCTCAGAGGAGACGACATGAACGATGCTGAACTCCGCGCCGCGCTAGAGCGGCTCCGCAAGGGACACGCTGACCACAAAGATCCCGCCTGCGACACGGCTGTTGTTCTCGCCGCTCTCGACGCTGCCGAGGCAGACAAGCTTGGGCAGGCCAATCGCATCCTGTTTCTGGCCGACAGCGTATTGGCAGAGAAGGCTCGTGCCGACGCTGCCGAGGCGCAGGTGGCGGCGCTGCTCGAGGCGCTAACGAAGATCGCGAACGAATGCAACGACTGCCAGTCTGAGGAACGATGGGGTGTGTACCCGCTATCGCTGTTTCGTGTGATCGTCGATGCGTGCGACGCAGTCGCCGACCTCTCCGCGGCCGCAGCGGAGCACGACGCCCGGATACGCCGCGAGGCGGTCGAGGCGGACTACCCTGAACTCTCGGCGTTGTAGGACGACATGAACGACGCTGAGACGGAAAGACTGCGAGAGCGTAATCCGCACCTGATTGTCAATGACCGGCCCCCCGATCCCCCACCGCCTCCCTCTCCCCCGCTACCTCATGTCCACGACTGGCGGATTGGAGCGGTCACAACTGAGTCCGACTGGGCCAATATGTCCTATCACCCCGTCGTCTACCTCCTTTGCGGGTGTGGCGCCACGAAGAGGAGCGTGCCCGAATGAACGCCTCTGAAAAGCTGTTCGCCCTCGACGCGGCCATGCCGAGAGGCCCGTGGGTTATTAGTTCGGCTGGTTGCCGGTGCTGTTGGTTGGGACCGCCTGACCAGCCGCAACTGTTCGAAGGCCCCGACACCTCTGAGGATGGTATTCCGCATCCCAGCGTGGTTGCCCTCGCCGCCTATCACTACGTCCTCCCCGAACTGGCGGCGCTCGCTGCGGCGGCAGAAAGCGTTGCTCAGGATGGCTGTGCGTACCATCTTGAGGGCGGTTGCGCGGGCCGATGCCCCGGCGCGCCGTTCAAAGAGATGTGCGATCCGTGCTGGGCTCGCGCCGCCCTCGCCGCGCTGAACGAGAAGCTGCCATGATCGAGTATTCGCGGCGCCCCTCGGAGGGCCGGCGACGCCCCTACCCGCCGCAGAGAATGGCCACGCCGGGAGTGTTCGCCGCGCCCGTGACCTGCGATTGCGCGGCGAGGCTGGAGCGCCACGAGCTCCTGATAGGGCTGTTGCAGAGAGAGGTAGGTCGTCTCGACCAGGCACTCCGATTGCGGCGTAACGCGCCCCTGGAGCGGCGCTGCTGGCGCTGCAAGAGCCACAAGCCCATCGAGGAGTTTGGCCTTGATAGCAGCCGAACAGACGGCCATTCTCACATCTGTCGGCCATGTAATCGTGAGCGGGAGAGGGCCCGGAAGAGATGAGCGGCGATCCATTCTGGCGCGTGCGGTTCGCGTGGTTGCGACTGTTCTGTTTACTGGTTCCTAAACAAGATCGTCGCGCCCTTCTCTTCCTCACAGACTATGGCCTGTTTGGGATGTTGGTTTGCGCGTGGGCTAAGCCGTTCCGATGGGTAATAGAGAGGGTTCCATGAGCGGTCAGTCGGACCCGTACATTCGGATCTATCTCCGGGTCCGCGACGATCCGCGGTTCGAGCACGCCTACTCCTGCGACGCCTGCTGGGCGGCCTACTCCCGCCTGTTGATGGACGCCGAGGCGGCGTTCCCAGCGTCCGCCAGTCTACCGGCGAACCTCGACGCGCACGCCGCCGCGCAACTGATGGCGGACGGGATTATCGAGCCGCGGCGCCACGGTTGCTTCGTGGTGCATGGCATGGTTACGGAGCGGAGGCGGCGTTCCGAAGAGGGGCGCGCCAATGCCCTCCGTGGCTGGAATATGCGACGCGCGCGGATGGGTAAGAATGGGGTGCCAATGGCACCCCATATACAGCAATCGAAGGCGCCCCACATACAGCAATCGATGGGTAACGATGGGGTGCCTATGCTAACCGCGTCCTTCCTTCCTTCCGTAGAAGAGTTAACAGACGGAGGGAAGGAGTCCGTCGCGCGCGCGCGCGAGGACGCCGCCCTAGAGGCTTATCAGAGGCTGGTTATCAACGTCTCACCCAAGGCCCTCAAGTGGCTGGATGACCTGGTGAGAGAGTACGGTCAGGAGTGGACCACCGAGGCTCTGGGAACGGCCTCCCTCGAAGGAACGAATGACCTGCTCGGGAGGACGAAGACGCTGCTCGTGATCCGGGCGCGCGACGCTGATAAGAGCCGCCGGAGCCCTACCAGGAAACCCCGCGATCCCGAGGAAGAGGCAAAGTATCAGGAGAACAGGCGGCGCTTGGCCGCCGGGGAGGTGACGCCATGATAGATATTATCCGCACCACGTATCGCAAGCTCGCCCCCTACGTCAAGGTGGGGAGCTACGTCGGCACGCCGGGCCACGAAGCGAACGGAACGGCGGTGCCCTGGCACGTGCTGGACTCCCTCGCCCTGACAGGTGCGCGCGGCTGGCCCGACGAATACCTCGCGACGGGCGTTGACGAGCGCTCCGATGGGGTGTGGTTCCTGCGCTTCGCCGTGAGCCGCCTGTTCCTAGAAACCGTCACGGACTACCGCGACCTCGACGTTGACTCAAAGAGACTCGTCTACGTTTGTCCCGACTGTCAGGGGCACTCTGACAAGCACACGAAGGCCTGTCGTGGCTGAACCGTACTACTCTGACGAGCTGGTGACGATCTACCACGGCGACTGCCGCGAGCTGCTGCCGTCCATCGAGGCAGACGTGATCGTCACGGACCCGCCGTATGGCACGGACGATTGGGGCGGCTACGGGCGGCGGCAACTGGGACTGCACACGATAGCCAACGATTCGGACGCATCGGTCAGGGATGCCGTCCTGGCTCTATGGGGCGACCGACCGGTGCTCGTTTTCGGGTCGCCGCGCGCCCCAGCCCCCAATGGTTGTTGGGACGTGCTGGTCTGGGACAAGCAGCGCCCCGGCTTAGGTTCGCCGTGGAGGTGGCAGCACGAACTGATCTTCGTCCGGGGAGGGTGGAGCAACAAACCCGGCATCCCCTCGGTCCTTCGGCATACGCCGCTCGACAACCCCGCGCACGTTCACGAGAAGCCAACGCTGCTGATGCGCCGCCTCATGACCGGCGCTCCTCCCGGCACGATCCTCGACCCCTTCATGGGCTCCGGCACAACCCTGGTAGCCGCCAAGAGCCTGAACCGACACGCCATCGGCATCGAGATCGAGGAACGCTACTGCGAGATCGCTGCCGAGCGTTGCTCTCAGGAAGTGTTGGGGCTGAAATGAAGAAGGGCATGCGCGACTATCACCCGATCGTTCCGAAGTGTGCCGTCTGCGGTAAGCCCATGACGGCCGCGGTGTTCGACAGCGCGCTCGGCGCCTACGTCCACCCGTACAACTGCCTGGCGCCTACGCGGCGCCGGCCGAAGGTGGCGACGTGACCGACCCCGCCGCCGTTCGTCGCGGACGCAATAACCGCAAACGTGGCAATGCCGCTGAGCTCGCCATAGCGCGGCGCTACGGCGGCGAAAAGGTGGGTCCGCTCGGGCTGCCCGAAGATATCCGCGGCGCAGAGTGGCGGACACAGGTGAAGACACACCAGAGATTGCCGCCGGTCGAATGGACTAAGGCATTCGCGGCGATGGAGACGCGGCACGACAGCCGGACCAACCGTTTGGTGCTGCGCTACCTGCCCGGCGTGGGCATCCCGGCCGATGATTACATCGTGGTCCGGGGCCGTGATTGGCTGGACAAGTTCGGGAGAGACGAGTAGGAAGCCGCGACACTGAGATAGCAGAGGAGATCGAAATGGATGAGATCAAGGCTTCGGCGATATTCGGAGTGGTGCTACTGGTAGCGGCTGTTGTCTTATTCGCTATCTGGGCGTGGCTGGACTATCAGAACTTTCTCACCACCCACCTGCACCCCCTGTATCATCTGTGCGTGAATTGATGAAAGCGTACATCGCAGGTCCCATGACCGGAATGCAGGACTACAACCGCCCCGCGTTTTTCGCAGCGGCCGCCACGATAGCGGCGCGCGGCGACGAGCCGCTGAACCCAGCTGACGAAGATCTGACGTTCGCACACGAGCACGCCGACGATCCTGACCTGGTACGGGCGCATTACCTCCGCGACGACCTGGCGCTGCTCGCCCAGGCCGACCGTATCGAGCTGCTCGACGGCTGGCGTGGCTCACCGGGCGCGACGTGGGAGGTAGGGATTGCCCAGAGGCTGAGACTCCCGATCGTTCTCCACTCGACCGGCAAACCTATCGCAGGTCTACCGCTGCTCATCGAAGCGCACCTGACAATTCACGGAGAACGACTGGACGACTACCTGCACCCGCTGGACGCCTTCACGGCGGCGGGGAGAATGTGGGGCGCCATCATGGACATCCCCGACGTGCTTCCCGAGACGGTGGGGCTCTGCATGGCCGCGCTGAAACTCGCGAGAGAGGGTCGGCACCACAAGAGAGACAATCTCATGGACGCGGCGGGCTATGCGGGGTGCGTCGATATGGTCCACGAAGAACGAGAACAGAGGAAGACATGAGACTACCTTGGTTCAGGACTCGCAAAACCCCGCCATTTGTTCGCGGCGTTTGGGAGGTCGTACATACGACGAAGGGCGATATCGACATGGGGCCGCCCGTCTCGGTCCGCATCGACGGAGAAAAGACGACGTATGAGTTCGCGATCCATGCCGACGATCTTGACGTGGAAACGACGGGCGCGACCTTACATCGGGGCAAACTAGCCGTTGACGTTGAATTAGACGGCCGCCACATCATCAAAGATGGGAGTTTCATGGTTATTCAGGACGAGTGGCTGGGAGACTACGTGGGCAAGGGCTCCTATCTAAAGCCCTCGGTCTGTGTGACGTCATGACCGTAGTGCAAGCCGCGCTCGACGCCACGACGGCGCGCAAGGGCGGCGTACAGTGCAGCGTCGGGCTCGCCTATGCCCGCCTGTTCCACGGTGAGGCCGCGGAGTTCGAGGAAGCGTTACGGGCGCGCGACGAAAAGGGCTGGCTGTACACCTCGGCGCAAGTTGCGGAGGCGCTGTCGAACCTTACAAGCCTCGGAGTCAGCGAGCAGTCTGTGAAGCGCCATCGGCGCTACCATCGGGTGGTGCGTTGTGTCAAGGGTTGACGACGCGCTAGAGGACGCCTCCGCTAAGTCGGACCTTGATCGTCTCGGAGAACTCGCAGCGAAGGCATACGCAGACGGTCACGACTTCCGCGTGGAGCACGGGCAACTGCTCCTAGGCTCGATGGAGCACGACCAAGAGGTTGTCATCGACTCTGGCAAGACCTGCCATCGGTTTGCCGTCGTCTCAGACACGCACGCCGGCTCACACTTCGCACAAGAGTCGGCGCTGCGCCACTTCGTGCGCTACGCTGCGGACCGTGGCAAGCACCCCGATACGGGCGAGCGCATCAAGCCCGTTGACTTCATTCTCCATCCTGGCGATCTGACCCAGGGCTCCGATCCGATGCACCGCGATCAGCCCTATCAGGTCCATGTCCACGGCGCCGATCAGCAGATCGAATACGCCGCTCGGACGTTGCCGCAAGTCGGCATTCCGTGGCGCGTCATCGGCGGGAACCACGACGACTCATTCCACGACATCAACGTGGCGCGGCGCATCTGTTCGTCGCGGGACGATCTGGTCTATCTTGGCCGCACGGCGACGTATCTCACGGTTGGCAACATGAAGCTCTACGTCATGCACCCCTCGGGCGGGAAGGCGTACGCGGACTCTTACCGACCCCAGAGGATCGCTGAAAACCTACCCCACACGCCCCCCGTGAACATCCTCGTCTGCGGTCACTGGCACGGGTATGACGTGGGAAAGACTCACGGCATCGTCCGCGTCTCGGCGCCGAGCTTCCAAGCGGACTATCCGTGGCTCACCGCCAAGGGCATCCACTCACTCGTGGGCGGCATCATCATGGAGGTTTGGATGACCGACTCAGGAGAGGTTGGCCGGGTTCGACATGAGGTCGTCTGCTATCAGCCACGAGAGGACGACTGGGACCACAAGATCAGCCGTGAGGTAGTCGAGCAGTGGAGCTCGCGCGGCGTGGTGGTGCCGTGAGCGACCATACGGGCATCGCGTGGACCGATGCCACTTGGAACCCCGTGACGGGTTGCTCCAAGGTTTCACCCGGCTGCGCCCATTGCTACGCGGAAACACTTTCCAAACGGTTCGGTCGCTCCTTTGAGGTGACGCTACACCCCGAACGGCTGGACGAACCTCTTCACTGGCGCAAGCCTCGTCGGGTGTTCGTCTGTTCGATGGCCGACCTGTTTCACGAGGAAGTGCCTGAGGAGTTCATTCATCGTGTCTGGTTGATCATGGATGCCGCAAAAGAGCACACCTTCCAGGTACTCACCAAACGGCCGGAACGGATGCGAGAGGTCCTGGAGTGGTCCTGCCTCGGGGGTCGGAAATGGGTGCTCCCCAACGTCTGGCTCGGCGTCAGCATCGAGAATAACCGTTGGGTCGGCCGTGCTGACATCCTGCGTCAGACCCCTGCCGCCGTTCGCTTCATCAGCGCCGAACCGCTACTCGGCCCGTTACCCTCGCTCGATCTGACGGGCATTGATTGGCTCATCATCGGCGGAGAGTCGGGGCCGAAGGCGCGCCCGATGGACCCGGCGTGGGCGCGCGACTTGATAGAGCGTGCTCGCGCTGCTGGCGTGGCGGTGTTTGTCAAGCAGATGGGCGGCCTACGTCCTGGCGGTCCGCTGCCGCCCGAGTTCAATATCCGAGAGTATCCGGTGGTGCCGTGAAGGCGCGCCGGAGCCCTATATTCAACCTTACGGGGTAAGCCTTGAATAAAGGGGTCCGTTGTGAAGGGTTATTTGCATTTGGGTCGTTTGGGGGCGAATGTAAACGGCGCTTGACACGGGGACTTGACAAGAGTGGATTACATATGAGAGGCATATTGTGTCGTCTGATCCGGCTCTCGACTGGCTCCTAGCCAACGACCCAGCGGCGCAGCGTCTCTCGCGGCGGGAATACTCGCGGGCCATCGGGATACTGACACCGCAGGTAGAGTCGGACATTCGGGCGCATGAGACCCCGATGAGCCTGCTTCCGCTTCGTCTACGGAAGCAACTCGGCGACTCCATCGAGGACGACTACAGCGAAGACTCCGCTCCATAGCCTTGGTGATCACCTCGGATGCGCCTCTGCCCATAAGGGTATGCGGCTGAGGTCTAGTTCCGCGACGGGTGGCGCCCGTCCCGCCCTGGCCCCCTTGGGTTGCGCGTGTCACTATTGCCATCGTGGTTGCGTCCACGGTGAGGCGGCTCGTGCTTAGTCCCACGCCGATTGAGCCGCAGCGACTCGCCATCCGCGCATCGGCTGGGGCCAGGGCCAATTATGGATGCCGAAAGGACGCTTTCGGTCCCTCGCGCTCTGGCAGACGGCGCGTTACAAGTGGTCTGCCCAACCGTTTCGTATGTCCGTGAAGCACGCGGCGCCAAGGCCGAAGCGCCGCCGGAGCCCTAATGATCTGGAGAAACGAGTGCGTTGGCTAGAACGCCACTTCGTGCGAGACGCTACGACAATCGCGCGTATCGTAGCGCGCCATGAGATTGGCGAGGCGTTGGCCGAGTGGAATGATGGCGGAACGGGCGTGGCAGAATAGACGCACGACGATCGTGATCGTCTACACGGCGACGGGCCGGGTCGTCGTCCGAGGGAGCAACATATGAACATAGTCCTGCTCTGTTTGATGCCGCGGTGCAGCCGACCCGCCGTCCTCGATGGCAACAACGCCTGGTGCAAACGCCATTGGGCAAAGCACCATGGTCGCTCCCACGTCTTTGGGCCACGAGCTGTCCGGTTTATGGCCCCGGGCGAGTACCGCTACATCCCGCCAAATCCCGAGTGGTGGTAGGCATGAGAACGTCACTTCGTCAAGGATGCTACGACAATCGCGCGTATCGTAGCGCGCCATGAGATTGGCGAGGCGTTGGCCGAGTGGAATGATGGCGGAACGGGCGTGGCAGAATAGAAAGCGCCGGGAGAACTTCACGGGGAAGAAGGCGGTCCAGTGACGCGACGGCGTGACATAGACGTGACAGATGTCACGGCAGTCCGGCGGGAGAAGGATCGGGTTCGTCAGGCCCGCTCCAGGGCCCGTAAGGCCGGGCTCAAGCCACCCCCGAAACCGGAGGGTCACCCGACGCTCTTCACCCCCGAGATCGTCCAGCAGATCCTGGCCTCTCTCGAGATCGGCAACACCGCCAAGGACTCGGCTCTCGCAGCAGGGATCGGGGAGAGCACCCTGCGGGAATGGTGCCGTGAGAAGCCATCGTTCGCAGCTCAGGTCGAGCGTGCGCGGGCGAAGGCTCGGCAGCGGTTTGTTGGTCAGCTGGCGGCTGGTGCTGCGCACGATTGGCGTGCCGCATTGGCGGCTCTGGAACGGCTCGACCCGGAGAACTGGGGGCGTCGTGAGCGTATCGACGTGATGATGGACGTGACGGCTGCGATCAAACGCCTCGGCCTCGAGCCCACCGAGGAGGAAGCCGCCGTGGCAGAGGCGCAGCGATTAGTGCGTACCCGATGACCCCACGGACGTGCCCTGGGTACTGTTGTGAGGCGTTCTACCTGCCGTTTACCCCCGATGAGATGACACCACCGAGAATGAGTCACATCATAGAGGGGCAGTACATTCGTCAGATGGTACTGCCGTTGACAGCCGACGCGGCAGCGATGCGCCGGGGTTACGACTGCTTGGAGCCACCCGAGGAAGTGGGCCACACTTACAGCTGCCGCTACTTCGACGAGCGGACTCGGCTGTGCGTTCAGTACGAGTCGCGGCCCGCCATGTGCCGGGACTACCCCTACGGGAAGCCTTGCGATCATGGCTGCGACTACCAGGTGCCCCGATGATGACCTACGCCGACACCATCGCCATTACGGCGGCGGCGCTAGCGAAGGCCCGCCGAAAGACGGCGCCGCTCTCCTGGCGCGAGCTGGCGCGGCCCAGTCAGCTCCCGCCCGATGAGTGGCGCACGTGGTACGTCCGCGGCGGTCGGGGATCGGGGAAGACTTGGACGGGTGCCAACATCCTCGCCGAGATGGCCCGCGCCGAGCCCGGCGAGTACGGCGTGGTGGCGCCCACCTTCGAGGCCGTGCGTACCGTCTGCTTCGAGGGGCCTCGCTCGGGCTTGATACGCGCCTTCGGTACGAACCTCGGTGATATCAAGCGCGGTGCTAGCCAGCTCGTGGAGAGTTACAATCTCAGCACGGCGATATTGCGCCTTCGCAACGGCTCGATAATCTACGGCGACGGCGCGGATGACGGCGCGCCCACCATTCAGGGCAAGAACCTCCGCGGCCTGTGGGCTGACGAGGTGGGGTTGTGGCGGCGCTGGCAGCAGGCGTGGAATGAGTCGATCCGCTACGCCGTGCGCCTGGCGCCGGCTCGTATCGTCGCCACGGGCACGCCGAAAGCCGGCCATCCGCTGGTACGCTCGCTCATGTCCGACGACAGCGTGCACAAGTCACTACTGCGCACCATCGATAATGTGGCGAACCTCGACGCCGACTTTATCGCGGAGTTGTATGAGAAGTATGGCGGCACACAGCTCGGCCGCCAGGAGCTCGGCGGCGAACTCATCGAAGAGATGGAGGGCGCGCTCTGGCGTCACAGTTACTTCGAGTACAACCAACCGCCCGATCTGGTGCGCATTGTCGTCGGTATCGATCCCGCCGTTACGAGTGGCGAGGCGAGCGATGAGACTGGGATAATCGCGGCCGGCAAGGGGGCCGATCGCAAGGGGTACGTTCTCGCCGATGCCTCGGGACGCTATACCCCCGATGGTTGGGCGCGTCGCGCTGTTGAACTTGCGGATGAGATGAGGGCCGAAGCCATCATCGTCGAGACGAACAACGGCGGCGATATGTGCAAGCTCGTGTTGGAGAATGAGCTGGAACGGCGTCGGAATGTTGGCGCTCCGGTCTCTGTCGCCGTCAGGGGCGTTACGGCGTCGCGTGGCAAGCGCACCCGTGCCGAACCCATCTCGCAATTATACGAGCAACACCGAGTAATTCACGTGGGGCCGCTGCCGACACTAGAGGACCAGTGTTGCACGTGGGTTCCCGATGAGGGCGAGTCCCCGGATCGTCTCGATGCGCTTGTATGGGCGCTCACGGAACTGATGTTAGGCGAGCCCGGCATCCTCGGGCTGTATCGTGCTGTCCTGGCAGGGAGAGCGGTGGCATGAGGAAGCATTGGGATTTGTTCTGCGGCCCCGCCGATAGATCCGAGCAGTGGCGCGTAATCGTTTCCCGGCCTTGGTGGATGCCTGACTGGTTACACACGATCTTGTGGCGCACGATGACCGATCGGCTAGAGAAACTCTCATGAGTGGCGAGGGCATGAGGGAACATCGCTAACGTCCCATACCACCGCTGCCGAGCGCGGGTGAAGCAGCGGGTCGGTCCCCCCTACTCGCAGGGAGCAAACGGTGAAGCTCTTAGGCTTCGAGATAAAACGGCTCGCGAAGCAGGCCAACGACCCGCTCGCCGCGATGGCGCGCCAATCGACCGACCTCTCCGGGCTCGCCGTCACCCTTGGCGGACCGAATGCCATAACGTCTCTTGGCCCCGGTATCCCGATCGGGCCGGCGCACCCCGAAGAGCAGTTCCCGCGACTCTGGGATTACACGCCCGGCTACAACATCGGCATCCGGCCGCGCTCATACGAGACGTTCGACTACACGACGCTGTTCTCGCTCGCGGACAACTGGGACGTAGCGGGGCTCTGCATCGAGAAGCGGATCGATGACTTCATCAAGCACCCGTGGGAGATCCGGCCGCGTGCCATCGAAGGGCAGAACCGCAAGGATGCGCTCGTTCGACAGGCCAAGTACGAAGATGCGATCGCCGAGGCTACGGGCTTTTTCCTGACACCCGATCAGATCAACCCGTGGTCCGCGTGGATCGGCAAGTACATGCGCGATCTGTGGAAGGGCGATTGCGGCACGGTCTATCTGCATCCCAACCGGGCGGGCAAGTTGTACGCCGCGGAGATCCCGGACGGGCAGACGTTCCGACCGGTGATCGACCTCTGGGGTCGCCGACCGCTGGTTCCGCCTGATACCGAACGTCATCTACACGACTGGCAGGGTTCGCTCGCATCGGGCATGTTCTGCGCGGTGTGCGGCTGCGCGCCGGCCTTCGCCCAGGTTATCAAGGGCATGAACTGGACGTGGTTCGGAAGCGACGAGATCCTCTGGCAGCCGCGTTGGCTCCGCCAGGGCCCCTACGGGCATCCGCCGGCTGAGTGGATCATCCTCTCGGTCAACCGCGCGCTGCGACGCCAGAGCCTCGACCTCTCGTTGTTCACCGAGGGCACGATCCCCGCGGCCTTCGTCAAGTTCCCCGAGTCATGGACGACTCAGCAGGGACTGGACTTCCTCGCCGCCGTCAACTCCATGTTCGCCGGCAATGACGTGGCCCGCTCGCGACTCATGCCGATTCCGGGCGGCCCGAACAGCGGCGTCGAGCATATCAACGCCACGCCGGATATCACGGCTGAGGAGTGGCTACTGCACATCGGCTGCGCCGCCTACGGCCAGAGTCCGATTGAGATGGGCTTTGTCCGCGGACCGTCTGGTGGATTGGGCGGCAGTAAGACGGCCGCCGGAACGCAATCCACCGCCTCTCAGGAGCGCGATGTTGCCCTGGCCAATCATATCAAGTGGGCGGTGCTCGATCGCATCCTCGCGACGTATTGGGATCCTCAGTTGGAGTTTATCTTCACGGATCTCGTGCCCGAAGAGGACCAGGTTGCACAGGCAACGGTGGATGACCTCGCGTGGAAGAAGGGCGTGGTCTCTACGGATTGGCTCGCCGAGAACCGCTACAAGATTGACGGCCCCGGTCTCGAGGCTACGATCGTCACCGGTCAGGGCCAAGTCGTGCTCGTATCCGACTTTCTCAAGGGGCCACCGCCTGGCACTCCGCCGTTCGGCGCTCCTAGCCCCGCACCCACCAGCCGCGCCGCTCCTCCCGCGCCGTCCGCCGAACCTGGCGTGGCGACCAGTGACTCGCCCGGCGCGCCCTCTACGAAGCTCGCCAAGAGCGATCTATCCCAGGTCGAGCTGGTCAAGGTGGTGCAGGCCGACCTGTCCCACCAGTACCCGGCCAAGCTCACGAACTGGGTTTCCAAGCTGGTGTGGCGCTTTGACGATGGCGTGAAGGTCGCTGACATGCACGGTGAGGCTGGCGACGGCAAGAGCCGCAAGATCATCGACGCCATCGGTCTCGCGATGCAGGCCGACGCGCCCATCGATCCGCTCGTGCTCGTGGAGTTTCCCGGCGAGCTCGCCGTCGCCAACGGCAACAAGCGGTATGCGGCCGCCGAAGAGCAGGGCGTGAAGAAGCTGCCAGCCTACATCGGCACTGTCGCAGCCGAAGATGTAGACACGGTGCACGCGGCCATCGTGGAGATGCAGTCTCCGAAGTACCAAGAGCCGGCCGCCAAGGCCGATCTAGCCCGCTGGGAGCGCAAGGCCCGCACGGCCCTGCGGCTCGGCAAGAGCGCAGCGGTGCCGTTCAGCAGCGCCGTTATCCCACTTCCTACTCAGGAGCGCGTTTCGGCGGCGCTATGCGGTGCACGGACGATCCCAGACGTGCACCGCGCGTTCGCCGGTGCCCCTGACCCCGTAGCGACGGAGCTGCTACGTCTGGCGCGAACGATCAAGGTGGTCGCGCCTGAGCATGCTGAGCCGCTGGCGAAGGCGGTGTCCGACCTCGAGAGGAGTAGCGCATGACCGGGACCGTTCTCAGTCTAATCGAAAAGTGGTACTGCCCCAACTGCAAGCGGGAGGAGATCATCCCTTCCGTCGGCGGCCCACATACGCGCTTCCACACCTGCCCGAAACTCCGGATGCTGACCGCACCGATGATCCCGTGGGGAACGAAGGCGAAGGTAGTCGTGCACGAGCGCGAGGACTACGAAAGCGAGGACGCTGGCTATACGACCCTCGATGGGAATGGCCGCCCGGTGATGAACGTCGAAACCGTCCGAGACGAGGGGAACGACCTTCTGGTGTTCGCGCCCACAGCGCACGGATCGGGCGAAGCCCTCGGGGTAACGCGCTCACACGTCATAGGCGCCGGGACTGCCACTGGCACCGGCTCCGCAAGCCAAAGGAGCTAAGTTGTGGCCTGGAGCAACTCGAAAATCTTTACGGCCTTCCCGACGACATCGTTCAATAACGTCAAGGGTTTCAACCTCCTCTCCGACACCATCGAAGTGGCGCAGTACGGCACCATGACGCCGGACCAGACAGTCACCGCTGCCAACAGCGCCTACGCCGCGGGCGTGTGGACCGGCGGCAGCGCCCCGAACGTCGTGGACACCGGCTCGTCCACACCGGCGGGCTGGCCGTGGCTCGGGCGTCCGCTCGGTACCATAACCTCCACCTTCGCATCCAACGTCTACTCGTACGGCGCAGCGAACACGGCGAGCGCGAACAGCGTAACGACGCTGCTGGCCGTCTTCGGTTGCCACGTCTACGACCACACCGCGACCTCCCCGGCAGGCGTGACCGATCAGGGGATTTGTTTCAACTACTACGGCGGTACACAATCGGTCACCCTCGGATCGTTCACGATCGCGTGGAATGGCGGCTACATCATGCAATTGACCCTCTAAGACATGATCACCGTGCCTGACTTCCTGCGACTCGTGGATCTCTGGCGGATGAGCAAGGCCAACCCGATAACAGAGCCGGAGCGCCCGCTGCTCCCCGGCCAGCAGAAGGCCCGAGACGAACTCGCCCAAGTCTGGGCCGTCTGGTTCCGACAGCAGGGCAACCTCGTGGCTGGGTCGATCGAGGGCGTAGCCGGATCGGTGCCGATCATTACCAACTGGGGCGACATCGATACCCTGACGGCGCCCACGGCGAAGCTGCTGGCGACGATCAGTGCGCACGGCTTCATCGCCGTAACCGGGGCCGATCCGGTGGCGGACTTCGCCGTTGCTCTCGATAGGGCCTCCGACTGGGCGCTGCCCTATGCCGGCCAGCTCATCGACGGCATCGACGCCACCACGCGCGAGACGGTGGGCGAACTGGTAGCCGCCACGATGGCAGACCCAGACGCCTCGCTGGACGACTTGGCCGACGCTCTCAAAGACAACTTCGCCAACATGTCCGACTACCGGGCCGAGATGATCGCCCGTACCGAGACACAGCAGGCTGCTGCCAACGGAGATATCGCCGGGTTCCGTGAGACAGATGTGAACTACGTTGAGATCAGCGACGGAACCTACTTCGACCAAGCTTGCGCGGACGCGGACGGTCAGGTGTGGAGCGTCGATTACTACGAAGCCAATGACAGCGAGCACCCCAACTGTTCGCGCGTCGCCTCCGCGATCAGTGATGAAGAAGCCCAGAGCCGAGGGATCGACCATGAGTAAACGGACACAGTTCAGGGTGCCGCGCATCGTCTGGGCAGATGCCGAGGCGCGCGTAACCGAGCTGGAACGGCTCTGGCGCTACGGGGTCACCCGCGTCGTCATTCGCTCCGAGGGAAGAGTGGCGATCCGATGAGCACACGTAAGCAGCGTAGCACTGCGCTTAGAGGCAAGGCCACCATCGCGGTCACGCTCGCTGTTCAGTTTGTGACACTATCTCGCCAGTCATGCACTAGATAGTATCACGACTTACGCACAGCGCAAGTGGCCATCATCCGCTACGAGGGAAGAGTGGCGATCCGATGAGTACACGTAAGCAGCGCAACATCGACGCGCTCGCCAAAGCCACAGAAACCGTGGTCGCCCCGGACCCGCCGCCGGGTGTGGATATCTGGACGCCCATCAGCGGCATCGTAGAGCTGCCTGACGGTACGATCCTAGTCCATACCAACACGACCTCAGAGGCGCCGGACAGCGAAAGGGAGATTGCCGACTACGAGCCCATGAAGGCGGCCATCACCGACTTCATGGCGTCTGGCGCAAACCTGCGAGAGATGCACGACTCCAAGGCGTCGGGCACGGTGCTTAAGGCCACCTTCGACGACGACGCCCGCAAGATCGAGGCCGACCTCCACGTCGTTGATCCGGTAGCGATCACGAAGGTAAAGACCAACACCTACAAGGGCGTGAGCTGGGGCGGGGCGAAGTGGGTCGGCCCGTGGGTCGATACCGCCACCGGCAAGGTCCGCCACATCGTCAAGGCGGTGATCAACGAACTGTCGTTGTGCGACCGCCCCGCCAACCCCGACGCTCTGCTGGCGAAGGCAGACCGTGAGATGTACGTACTCGCAAAGAGAAAGGAGTCAACCGTGGCCGACACGACTACGGCGGTCGCGGAGGCCGCCCAGACCTACACCGGAGCTAAGGGGACACCATTGGCTCCAGAACAGCAGGAGCCCGTAGTGGCTAAGAAGCTCTCAAAGGCAGCCTTCCCCGGCGCCGCTCCGCCCTTCGGTAAGGCATGCGCCGACGGCAAGTGCGGCAAGTGCAATAAATGCACCAAAGCTGCGACCAAGCTTGCGAAGCGCCAGATCCGCACCGCCAAGCTCCAGAAGAAAGCCGCCGCGCTCACGAAGAAGAAGTTCAGGCCCGCCGACGCGCACGCCGCCATCGACACCGTGGGCACTGCCCACTCCGACGTGGCAGACGTTCTCGGCGAGGCGCACGATGCCGTAGATGCCGCCGCCAATCCGCCCGACGATGACGGAGACGACGCGGATAAGCTCGCCAAGAAAGCTGAGCGCAAGGCCGTCAAGTCGCAGCGGAGCGCACTCCGCAAGTCCGCCCGGACTGCCCGCAAGACGATCAAGCTGGCGAAGATGGCGCAGACGATCCGGCGGGCTGCGAAGGTGGCTGTCAAGCCGCTCGCCAAGGTGGGCGCCCGTAACAGCTCGGCCGACGCCGGCATCATCGATAGCATCCATGACTCAGCGGTGGCCCTGGGCTCGCAGAAGTGCCTTGCCAAGCAGGCGACTGGCACGCCGCTCGATCCCTCCATCGCAGCTCCCATCGTCGTCAATCCCGAGAGCATGGCGAAGTCGGAAGAGACCGCCTTCGACGCTCTCATCAGTCGCATCCGCTCCGATATCGGTGGTCCGCTCGCAAAGCAGCTTGACTCGGCAAAGGCTGAGATCCTGAGCGATCTAGGCGCCAGGCTCGCAAAGGTCGAGAAGATGCCGGCTGGTGGCGGTCCCCTATCGGCCCCGTCCCGCGGTGGCGCCAACGATGCCTCGGTTGAAGAGAAGATCCTCGCCAAGGCCGCCGAACGCTTCCCCGTGGGTTCCGCCGAGCGTGAGGCGCTCGGCAAGATTTCCGCACAAGAGGGCATCGCTGCTCTCATGCGATAAGCCCCGCCCTACGGGAATGCGGTTGCCGTAGGGATCGGTCCCTCCATACCGCTGGAGTAAACCTCGAATGCCTGATACCTACCCGGGCCAGCCGACCGGCCCGGACGTGAGCCAGCGGACCATCGATGCGGTCAAGGCGGCTCTATCGTCCGGTCGCGGCGTCCCCGGCGATCCTGACGTCTTGGCGAAGGCCACGACACAGGGCTGGTCGATTGCCACAGGTGCGGTCGGCCTCCTGCTCGAAAGCCCCGCCAAGAACCTGTTCCCCGTCCTGTCCCCAATCCGCAATTGGATGAGCCGCCACGGTGCCCCGAATGGCGCCTCGGCTGTCCAGTGGCGAGCCATCACCGGTATCAATGTCTCCGGCCTCAAAGCTGGCGTGGCTGACGGACTGCGCAACGCGGTTATCAGCTCGTCCGAGCGTGACCGGACGCAAGCCTTCAAGTCCTTCGGCCTGGACGACTTCGTGACGTACGACGCCCAGGACACCGCTCAGGGCTTCATGGACCTTCGTGCCGAGGCGACGGCAAACCTGCTCGCCGCGGTCATGGTCGAGGAAGAGAAGCTCATCCTCGGTGGCAACACTACGGCCCTCGGTCCCCCGGCCTTCGTATCCGCGAACATAACCGACGTGCCCGGTGCAGTCGTCGGTCCCCTGACCGCAGCCACCCCCTTCGACGTCTCTGTGACCGCACTGACTCAGTACGGCTACCTAAACGGCGCCACCGGACACGGCACGGCCGACTCCCCTGATGAGACGCAGGGCCAGGTTCTGGTGGCGACGCACACCTCTGGAGGTGGCGTCACTTCCTGGCTCCTCACCGGCTACGCCACTCGCGGCGCAGTCGCCTACAACGTCTTCATCGGCACCAGTGGCGGCACGCGCTACTACGCCTTCACCACCACCGCAACCCGCATCTCGATCGTTACGGCCGCCGGCTATGCCACGTTCGTCGGCGCTCCGGCTACTTATCCGGTCGCGACCTACGGCACGCCGGTCATCCTCGCGGCGCTCCCCGTCGCGGGCAACGTCCCCAATACTAACGACCTGACGGGCGACGCGCTGTCCTTTGACGGCATGATCCCGCAGTTCCAGGCCAATGCCAACAGCCAGTATCGCGACGCGACGGCGGGCTCGCTCTTCCTCGGCGGCGGCTATTACCGCGACATGCTCGGCGCTCAGTTCACCGCTGACAACGCCAACGGTATCAACGAGATCGATCTGATGCTAAAGACCCTCTGGGATACCTCCCGCATCGGTCCGACGCGCATCATCGTCAACAGCCAGGAAGCCGAGTCCATGGGCAAGCTCCTGACGCAGGGCGGCGTCGGTCTTGGCACCGTCCGATGGAACCAGCAGATCGGTCCGGACGGCGCCGTGACCGGCGGACTCGTTGCGGACAGCTACCGCAATAAGTTCACCAGCCCACGGATCGTCCCGATCGAGATCCATCCGTATCTTGCCCCCGGCACGGTTGTTGCTCTGTCCGAGCGGCTGCCCTTCCCGCGTACCAACGTCCCGACCCCGTTCCAGCTCGAAGTGCTCCGCGAGTATACGAGCTACGACTGGGCCAACGTTCAGCGACGCTGGGAGTTCGGCGTGTATGGGCGCGAGTGTCTCAAGTGCTACTTCCCCGCCGGCACGGCGTGCCTGGTTGGGGTTCAGGCGTCCTAATCCGTAAGCCCCGGGGGCGGAGAATAACCCGCCCCCGGGCACTCCAAAGGAAAGGTCAATAGATGCCCGGTTCACTTCCCAGCCCGGTATCACCCCTGGTCGGTCCGGGCACGTTCAACCTCGGGCAGTGCTACCCCGGCGGCTCACTCGTAATCGTGTCGGCCTCTGCCGCTAATCCGACTCTTGTCACGACGCTCTGCCCGCACGGCCTCAATAGCGGCGACACGATCTTCTGGACCGCCTCGACCGGATCAACCCCGGCCCTGACAACCAGCCCCCAGCAGGTCGTAACGGTTGTCAGCCCGACGACGTTCACGATGCCGGTCAACGTCACCGTGGCCGCTACCGCGGGCGCGTATGAGTTCTCGATCCTCTCGGTCCCGGTTACAACTACCGGCGTCCCGGCGACGTTCTATACCGGCGTCAACCACGGCCTTCGGGTCGGTGACAGCGTGACCATCGTCGCCACGGGTGCGAGTTCGGCAGTCGGCACAATCGACGGTGCCAATACCGTAACCGCCATCCCCGACCCGCGCAGCTTCACCGTCGGCGCCTGTACAAACGTCACCGTGCCAGGCTCCGCCACGGCGGGTCACTTCTCGAAGACGACGTTCAACAGCGACGTCTTCGATAACAAATACATCCCGACTCACGGGCTGATCACCCTCGTCTCCGTCATCGGTACCAACCCGCCCACGGTCTCGACGAACCTACAAGGCAGCATGGACGGGGCGACCTGGTACAACGTCGCCTATGGCACGATGGCCGCGCCTCAAACGCTCGCGGTGGCCGCGCTGACGATCACTACTGCCGTCACTACCACATACGTGCTGACTGGCCCAGGTGCGCCCAACTACATCCCGTGGCGGTTCTTCCGGGTCGGCTACAGCTCCTCCACCAACATCATCGTCACGGCAACGCTATCGGCGCTGCCACTTCATAACTAGCAGCGAGGGAGCTTTCCACTCCCCTCAGCGGGTGAAGGTACCCGAACAGGAGAAACGCAATGGCAATCACTCTAACCACGGCCATCGGGTACAACGATGGCGTGCTCCCGACCAGCGGCGATCTGCCGTTGCCGTGGCGAGCTCCCTGCCTCGTTGTCATTGACAGCGAGTTCATTCAAGTCCTCTCGGCCGGTGGCACCGGCTGGTCGGTGGTGCGGGCCCAGCAGGGCTCGATGCCTGCCGTCCATGCTGCCGGCGCGGTGGTAGGCCCTTACGCCGTCGTCCCGGCCAATGCGGTTTGGGGTCCGACGGGCACCCTGGCTGAGACTATTCCGCGGAACGTCTGCACCGAAACGAACAACGCCGTGGGCACGACCGGCCAGGTTTCTCTGATGCTGATCTGGCTTCGGGCCGGGACCACCGTCAGCAACATCTCGGTCTGCACCGCCACTTCTGCTGCGAACACGCCGACGCACGCCGCGATCGGGCTCTGCTCCCTCACCGGCGCCGTGCTCGCCACCTCCGCCGACCAACTCACGACCGCGATGGCGGCCAACACGCTCTATAAGATCGCCATGACCACGCCGTACACCGTCCCGACGACGGGTGCGTACTACATCGCCTGGAGCATGACCTCATCCGGTCAGCCGACCCTCAAGGGTCAGACCGCCGTGACCAACGGCGTCCTCTACGGCACGACCCCTCCGGTCTTCGGTGTCTCGACTGTCACCTACGTGTCAGGTCCACTCACGGGCCCGTACACGCCGATGGCCGCTGGCGCTCAGACGGTCGGTGGTTTCTGGGCTGCGGTCAGCTAGGAGAATGAGATGGCTGTAGCACTTACCGCCGCAATCGGTTACGACGAGGGCTTCCTCCCCGTCAATGGCAACGTCCCCGGCCCCTGGGTGGTTCCATTCAACGCCCAGGTGGACTCTGAGATCATGACCGTCATCGCTGGCGGCCTCACGTTCTGGCAGGTCGTCCGGGGCCAGCTCAACTCTCAGTCGGCGGGTCACGCCTCCGGCGCGACCGTCCTGCCTCTCGCTCCATATCCCATCGTGCAAACCCTCGGGCCGTCCGGCTATATCGCCGAGACGCTCCCCCGAGAGCAGATCCCCGAGACGGCGACGGTCGTATGCACCACGACCCACATCGGCTGTCAGGCCATCTGGCTCAGCGCCGGGCAGACGGTCAGCAACATCTCGGTCTGCGTCTCTGCCACGCAGGCGGGCACGCCGCTCAACTTTGCTATCGGGCTGTACGACATCCTCGGCAACCTCTGCTGCTCAAGCGTTGACCAGCTCACGGCGGCGATGGCCGCTCAAACCCTCTACAAGTTCGCCATGACGACGCCATACATAGTCGCGAATAGCGGCATCTACTACGTCGCCATCGGCAGCGTCGCCACAACCGTCCCCACTCTCAAGGGTGTCGCCCGAGCCGCCGATGGCACGCTCGCCGGCTCGGCCCCGTCTCTCAACGGCGTCACAAGCACGACCTACGCCTCTGGCGCCCTTCCGGCCACCATCGTTCCCGTGGCCGCAGGCGCAACCACCAAGAGCTGGTGGGCGGGGCTGAGCTAATGCCAGATACCGTTCTCACCGCAACTATCGGTATCGGTGAAGGCGTACTGCCGGTCGCCGCTAATCCGGGGCCGGGGCCTATCTTCGTTGACAGTGAGGCAATGCTCGTGCTGTCTCAGGGCAATACGAGCGTCCTCGTTTCCCGCGGGGCGTTCGGCACGATCATCGCGGGCCATGCCTCTGGCGCCGCCGTAGTTGACGCGACGGCTACCTTCGTCGGCTCAAACACCGGCCTGGTACTGTCCGGCGGTATTACCTCTACTCCAGCCGAGATAAATGAACTCCACGGGGTCACCCCCGGCGTGTCGGCCGCCTTGAAGGCTGCCGTTTTGGGAGCCAACAAGAACCTCGACATCATCGTACTGCCACAGAGCGGTCTTCGGATCGGCTCGGGCGTCGGCACGACCATAACCACTACCGGCGCGGAGTTCAACACCCTGAGCGGCTCGGGGATTACCAAGCAGGACCTCATCAACACGCACGCCATGATCGTCGGGGCGCCACAGTACGGCCTGACGGGCTTCGTCGCTGAGACCGTTCCACGGCAACTCTGCCCTGAGGCCAACATAATCGCCACCACGACAGGGCAGATATTCAACCAGCTCATCTACATCCCCGGCGGCACGGTCGTCACCAACATCTCATTCTGGTCCGCCACCGTAGCGGCAAGCTCTCCGACCCACTGGGCCTTCGGGCTGTACACGTTCAGCGCCACGTCGCCCTCACTGCTCGGCTCGACCGCCGACCAGACGACCACTGCCTGGGGCGCGAACACTCTCCAGACGCTCGCCATCTCGGGCGGCCCCATCACAATCACCACTTCGGGGTTGTACTACGTGGCCTACTCGTCTCTTGCCAGTGTCGCGGTCCCGAGCCTGAAGGGCATGACGGCGAGAACGGACGGCTCGCTAAACGCGGGCGCTCCGATCATGGCCGGCATCAACGCGACCGGCTATGCGTCTGGAACTCTCCCGGCCAACCTTTCCACCATCACCCCCGGAGTCAACTCCGTCTGGTGCGGACTCAGTTAGGAGGCTGCGATGCCTGGGCAGGCGCTACAAAATCAGGTCTGGACGTGGAGTGCCGTGCTATATGACGGCACCCATACCCTGGCCGACTCCGCCGGCCTGAGCCTTTCCGTCCACGATCCGACCGGGGCCCTGGCATCCGGGTTCCCGGTCGTCTCCCCTGCGATCATTCACGACTCGCTCGGAAAGTATCACTACCCCTGGACGGTACCGGCCGTCGCCATGCAGGGCGTATGGAGCGCCGTCTGGTCGGGCACTCTCACGATCACGGGAACCCTCGCCACCTTCGAGGACAACCTGAACGTGACGGCGGGCTACTGCTCCCTGCTAGACGTCAAGCAACGTTTGTCGGGCGACGTACCGAACATGGATACCAAGTTCGACGCCACTCTCACGACCCACATCATCGACACCTGCGACGGCATCAACTCCGAGATCGCGTCGATGCGAGCGCAGCCCGACGGCTACACGATCCTGCCCGGTGCCCCCACGTCCCGACGTTACACCGGCTATCCGGGGGGAAGCGATCTGCTCTACATCGACGATGCGATAGCGGTGAGTTCCGTTGCCATCCTCGACACCCAAGGGAACCTCTACACGACGCTGGTGTCGGGGAACGATTATCTCCCCTACTCAGGCATGGGACGGAGCGGCCTCCCGATCATTGGTCTCAAAGCGATCTCGACCGGGCAGTACCCGATGTGGCCCGAGTGGTACGGCGCCGTGCAGGTATCCCTCACGCCGGGCTACGCCCTTTCCACGCCCCCCGACCTGCATGACGTGGCGATCACTGAGTCGGTCCGAAGTTACATGTCAGCGCGTTCGGGCGATAGCGGCTCGGGTGGTGTCTCGCCTCTCGGCGGTGCAACCTCCGTGTCCGACTCGTTCACCCCGCGCTCTGCGCGCATCCTCAACCGCTACGCTCGCCGCGCGGCGTGGTTCCGGTCATGAGCGTCGTAATCGTCGGGATGGACAAGGTGAAGGCCACTCTCGCGCAGTGGAGCGGCCCGGAGCTCGATGCCCGCATGGGCACCGGGCTTATGGCGTGGGGCCAGGTCGTGCAGACGCAAGCGAGACAGAACCTCCACTCTCACCACTTCCACGGCACAGCGGAGATGGCTACGACGGTTTCAAGCCCGGTGTCATCCGGCACGTCCACTTCGGTGACGGTCGGTATCCATGGCGGGCTCGCTCCGGAGGGAAGGCCGCTGGAGTTTGGCTGGGCTTCCTCGTCCGGTAAGCAGCCGCCATCCGGCCCGATCTACGAGTGGCTAACCGGCTCATCGCAGGGCGCTGCAGCCCTGTCGAGCATTGCCA